CTCCGTTGAGCTAGACCTTTATGTACATACCTAGTGTCCGTTTCTTTATCTTCCTTTTGACCTTCGACAAAGAGTTTACCGTCTTGGGTATAAACATAGACTTCGTTCTTTTTAAATCCAGCAAGTGCAAGTTCAAGTCGTGATTCTACATTGCTGACTTGCACAAGATTGTATGGTGGATAATTGGAAGTAGTTTCATGAATATGAAACAAACGATCAAAGTACTCATCCATTCCAATACTATTGCGGGTAATCCTGTCCATCAAAGCAGGAAGATCTGCATGTGTAAACCTAGAAGTTGCAAGGTTAGTCATTATGGTAGCTCCTTTTTAAAGCGAGTTTGTGTTTTGTGGATCCTTTCGGCATCCGTATATAATTATACTACTTCCATAAAAAAGACGGGTAGGAAACCCGTCCTCTTTTTATTCGGCATCCTCTACCTTTTTCTTTTTGGAACCAATATTGTACTTGGTTTCCAAAATCCAGTCTCCCTTATCCTTATAAGAAAGAACTTTGATTTGATTCAAAGGAGCAATGTCCTGAATCTTAGTAACATCCACAATATCAATCAACCCCCAATCGGCAAGCAGTTGAGCAATACGATTACGACGTTGAACATCATTAACAGTCAGGTTTGCATGTTTGCCATCCAGAGCAAACAGTTCCTTAAAGTGAACCAAATAATATCTACCTTGCTTGTGTAGAATATGGCAAGACTGATAGATTTTCTTTTCCTTTCTTGAAGCAACTCCGATACGGGTCAAAGTTTCACGAACCTTCAAAAAGTCATCAGGTTCATTAAGAATCACTTCTACCATTTGGTCGGGCGTCCACTTCACTTCAGGTTCTTGAACGACACTCATTTTGTTCCTCCAGTTTCAAATTTCGATTTAATAAAAGTAAGTTGTTCTTTAGTAAGAATCCTCAAAGCTTGTTTTGCCTTCTCATTACTATACCCATAGTAACGTTTAACATAATCAAGATCTTTGATTTTATCTTGTCGGAGCCAGGGAGAAAATCTCTTCTTTTTCCTCAGACTATTTAGCAAAAAATCATATTGCATCTTCTTGGGGAGAAAATGATACTGATTGATTTCATTCGCAAACATCACACAATCAATGTGTCCAGAGAAACAACGATTAACGACATAAGGAGGATATTCCTTCTCAAGTGAAGGATCTTCATCAATCAAATTTTGCTTTGTTTGATTGATAGAATTTAACCAATCTTTAAGTTCAGTCATATAGAAGTGTATCGATAATGCTTTTTGTTTCTGTTGGATAGTTAGTAACTAATAGTTCCGTCTTTATATTTTCATCCGTACCCTTCTCTCCACGATGAGCCATCGAATATCTAAGTTTCCATTCCCGAAGATAATATTCCTTATACATTTCAGTCAATCGTTCATTGAGATTGTATGTAATCATAAATTTGTGAGGACATTTATAAACGTTCTCTGCAAAAACATCATGATCAAAAGACTTGTGCATTTCCCTATCCTTACCATAAAGGAAGTCCTTAATGTCGTATGGTGGATCAAGAAAAACAAAAGTATCCTTACCAGGAGCATTCATCACCTCAGAATAATCAAGATTAGTAATCTTCCAATTCTTAATGAGTTGAGAATACTCCTTGAGTTTTTCAATGCCAACAAAAGAAAAATTAGAACGAGATGCGGTAGGCGAAAACGTACTGTTTTCTGTCAGTCCAGAGAAACTGCATTTGTTGAGAATGAAAAAACTTACAGCACGATCTAATCCATCTTGATTGTTAATATCTACTTTTGTTTGATTGAATAATTCTTTATGTGCTTGATCTCTATCAGATTGAGTTTCATAATCAGAAACTTTCGTCTTAATACCACTCAACACGGTGGACAGATCTTCACCACGATCCCTGAGTTGAATCCAAAAATTATACAAAGGAACATACAAATCATTAATCCAAACCGGTACATTTGGATATGCTTGCGTCGTATAAATTGCGACAGAACCACCACCAATAAATGGTTCTCGATATTCTTTAAAGTCTTTAGGAAACCATGGCGCAAGAGTTTTCGTTGCCTTTGATTTACCTCCAGGATATCGCAGACAAGTTTTAAGAGGAAAGGTTTTCATAATCTTTAGGGTGATACTTCAAATACTCAAAAAAAGTGAGTTTCATTTCTTTCTGCGTCATACCACAATGCTTTGCGGCAGCAGGTAGAGTCATTTTAGCACGGAACAAACCTTCGTTTGCTTCTTTTACATTCTCTGGAGTGGTCTTAACAGGAATCTCATAAAGAGATGCCTTATTGATTTTCAATAAACTCATTTGAAATTACACTCAACCATCAACTCAGTAAGACAAGCAAGCATATTAATTTCTTGATCTGCTACAAACGCACTCTGATACTGATACTTAGCAAGAACAAGCACAGCAGCAGGAATACTATTGTTTTCAAGGGTGCTATAAAGAGCATCGTAAATACGACGCAACAATAGAGTAGTATCATTATCCATATTAGAGACAACCCACTTCCGAACTTCAGGGAAGTTCTTTTCTTTAAGGTTCTGAAGGAGATCATTTACAGCAACATCGGAGAACGTAGCGAGAATTCCAGAATCAATTTGTCCACTTACAGAGTATCGTTGACATTCGTTGAGAACTCGTCTCCAGTCTGGGAAGTGTTTGTTGATGAGTTCTGCAAGGACTTTAGGATCGTATTGTACACCTTCCGCATCCAAGATGTTTTGTAAACGTTTGAAGAAGGATCCTGCCAATGAGGTTTTTTCTTTTCCTTTAATAGAGAAGTCAATGACTGCACATCGGGAGTGGAGGGGTTCGATGATTTTATTTTTGTAGTTGCAGGTAAAGATGAATCGGCAATTACCAGCAAACTCCTCAATAAACGCCCGTAAGAGGAGTTGTACGTCGTTTCCTGTGTTATCTGCCTCATCAATGATGACGACTTTGTGTTTAGCATCTGACGAAAGCGATACGGTCGAAGCGAAGTTTTTCGCATTGTTTCTGACAGTATCGAGGAATCTACCCTCGTCGGATCCATTGATGACATAAACATCTACTCCCAATTCATTACAGAGTGCTTTTGCGACTGTAGTTTTGCCGATACCAGGAGGACCAGCAAGTAGCATATTTGGAATTTCACCTTTATTTAGAAAGTCCTGAAAAGTCTTCTTGGTGCTTTCAGGAAGAATACAATCTTCAATTGTCTTTGGGGCATACTTTGCTACCCACAAAAAATCACTGTTCATAATTTATACCCAATCAGGTTTTTTCAATTCACAGGTAGGAACAATTTCCCACCATTCAGTCCCATCAAAAATATACAACTTATGCGTATCTTTGTCAAGGAAAATGTCGCCTTTATTGTATTTCATACCCATTCGGGTTTACGTTCAGGCATACGAAGATAGTTACTCGCAACCCAAGGCTTAGAAGCAATGTACATTTTATAAGCAGTAAATGTATCAATACTATCATCAAACTTCCACTCTTCAGGCATTGCCCGAGCAAATGGAGTTACATCAGTAATCTTCCCCTTTGGAAAAATGTAATAAGCATCTACAAGAGTCTTATAACACGAATGGACTTTACCATAACGCATTGTATATTCATCACACAAATTCATTCCCCACTTAATCAGCCAATAGGCATTGTGGATACTATCCATTGCCCATTTGGTACAGGGATGATTACGAAACGCACCCTTTTCAGTTCTGTAGGGAGTGTTATCAGTCTTGTACAAAGGACCATAGTTATGACCCCATTTTTCAGATGCCACGATGGAAAGCATTTGACAGCATTCCAATGGCATCTTGACGATGTGCTTATCGGGAAGACAAATTGCACTTTCTGCAGGAAATGGCGATGTGACAAATATATTCATCAGAAACAATACTTGTTTACGTAGTATAGCACCCTTTCTGGTTTATCTTCCAGATAGTATGCTTCAGTTTCATAAACATAATATCCGTTTTTACTTGCCTTTACAGACCTAACAACATCATTAAGTTTATATTGGTCTAATGTTGCATTATCAATTTTGAGAGGTTTTTTCCTACACGCTTGGGCAACGTGAACTGCTTCGTGATAAACAGTTTCATTAATATAGTGTTGTACAGGGCTTATACTATTTTTAATATTATTTGTGCAGATTATGAATTTTGGACCATCTATTCCACCAAAAACTTCTTTATTTCTACAATATGCAGAATTTTCTAGGACCCTATAATTTTTTAGCATAATCTTGCTCATTATCTCCTGCCCAATAGGAGTCAAATAAAGTAGAAATTCCATCACTCAAATGAGGAGTCGGGTTCCAAAGCAATATAATAACAAAGGTTGTATTTGGGATTCGTAAACTGCGACAGAAGTTTAGAAGACACTACCACGTCATAAGCACCAGGAATAATCTTGATGTTTTCTACCTTGAAGTTGAAAGTGAATTCTTTATCGGTCTCACCAACCACAATGGCATATTCGTTCGAAGTATCATTCTTCTTATCACGAACCACCAGTTTAATCACACCATTCTCACCGACTGCAGAAAGGTCGGGGAGTTGATACACTGCTGCTGCCTTGACCAGTTTTTCCAAAGAAGTGCTGTCCAGTTGGAAGCAAACATCCGATGAAGGAAGTTGGATGTCCTTATCAGGTGGAGAGATAATCACATTGGGGTCGGCAAAGAAGTATTTCACACGACGCTTACCTTCTTTGATGCTCAGGTGCGATTCTTCAGTAAAGTCAAGATCGGGGTCTTGATGAAGACTCAGACCATTCAGAAACTGGTTGAGGTCATAAATCGCAAAGTCACGGGGAAAATCTTCAGTAATTTCTGCTTCGGCAAGAATGTTTTTGGCAACAGAAATAGTGCGGAGACGATTACCTTGCTTCACAAGAATAGAGTTGTTGATACCAGCAAAGTTCTTGAGAAGAGCGAGGGTATTGTCAGAGAGTTTCATAGTTTTGTTTTGGAGTTTCATAATCAACGGAATTCAGAGAGACCATTATCTTTACGGGAATAATGTTTGTCAAAGTGAAGCAGTAGCATAGCATAGTGAATGACTTTCATCAAATCACGCTTATTACGTCCATCCTTGTCCCCATAACGAGAACCATACTTTAGGATGTTTGCTTGACAAAAACCTGCTGCCAGTTTCTTTGCTGCCATCAGATCAATTGTTTGAATATCATCATAACCAGATTCATCGCCACAATAATGACCATGATAAGTGCTAGTTACATAATCCTCAACATCATTGAGGATTTTATCTTCGTTGTATTTCCAGAGATGATTTTTAGGTTCAGACATAGTAATAGTAAAAGTTGAATCACTCATAAAGGGGAAGGCACATTTTTACCTTCCCCAATTATATCAGAAAACTTCTGGAGACGCAAATGCGGCACGGACTTCTGCTTCAGAAGGACCAGTGGGCATCTGGAAATCAGCATCAATCTTATCATAAAGTTCCAAAAACGATTGCTTGGTCTCATCATCGAATCGTGCGGTACAAACGTCAATCGCTTTTGCTTTGTTACCAAAGATGCTGTAGGCACGGATGATATGAACCAAGCGGCGAGTGCTGATGATTTCCTCAATACCACCATCGTAGAATGTCTTACGAATCACGTCCGCCCAATCAACCAGACGCTTACAGAAGTCGCGGTCTTCAACACCAAGATCCAGAGCGATACCCTCAAGAATCTTCTGCTCAGTCGCAGGAGCAGGATATGCTTGCTCAAAGGTCACGGGGAAACGCTCAAGGAATGCTTCGTTAAGAACGTTAGTGCCGATAAAGCGACCGTCATCGCTACCCTTACCTTTGGTGTTAGCGGTAGCAATCACGTTGAAACCAGCAGCAGGTTTCACGAAACGACCAATCTTCTTGAGGAAAACACCTTTACCCTCCAGAACAGATTGCAGACACAGAATCTTATTAGAAGCAAGGTCAATTTCGTCCAGAAGAAGAATCGCACCACGCTCCAATGCCTCAATCACAGGACCATTATGCCAAGCAGTTTCGCCATTCACAAGACGGAAACCACCAATCAGGTCATCTTCATCGGTCTCAATGGTAATGTTGACACGAATCATTTCACGTTTGAGTTGAGCACACGCTTGCTCAACCGAGAACGTTTTACCGTTACCCGAAAGACCCGTAATGAACGTAGGGTAAAAGATACGGGACTGAATAATTTTCTTAATATCGTTAAAGTTACCAAACTTGACGAAGGTATCATCTTTATCAGGAATAAGATTTTGTTCCACAGAGGGGAGAGCGGCAGGTGCTTGATATGCCTGCTCCATTTTACCAACAACACTAGGAGTCACTTCCAAGTTCCAACGACCACGACCAGTCTTGTAGTCTTCCAGGCGGCGGGTCACGGTCTGATAATTCAGACCACGAGAAGCACAGAAACCTTTTAGGTCACCAGTGGTAACTTCGGAACCATACAGTTCTTTAATAGACTCAATCAGTTGGGCGTCGTTCACAGCAGACTTGCGAGGCATAATGTAGTTAGGTGGTTTTGTTTAACTGAAGTTATTATACAAGAAAAAAGGGGGCAGTTGAGTGCCCCCTGTGACAGTTTCAGGACTGGACCTGCTGGTTTCGCAATTCATTCAAATAATCCTCACTAGCAATATGAGGAGTGTATCCGGGATAAAACTGGTTTACAACGGCAGTAATTCCCATTGCAGTAATAGCACTATCGCACTTTACCCAGACTTGTTTTGTATCAGATTTGACAACGTGGTCAAATGGAAATTTAGATTTCATTTTTCAACTGTAAATGTTTTGTTCTTAACTTTAGTATCAAACTCACCAGTTCTACCTGGTTTCATACCACCTATTTTAACATTCTTTCCTTTACCTGGCCAAGAGGTCTTTGAAGTACCTTTAAGAGTTGATTCTCCACCCCCCTTACGCTGAATCAATACAGAATCTTGGTCATACTTCTTGCCAAGTTTTTCAATTGCCTTTTTAAACTTTCTCTTACCTTTTTTACCAGGAGTAATGATATGAGATTTTTCTCCTACTTTTTTCTCCTGAGGAGTTCCTGGATTTTCAGTGTATCTTCCAGCAACCTTAGTAGGACCAGGAAGACCTGCACCTCTTACATCTTTTTCAAGTTGTTTTGAACGTGCATTGTTTTCTGCTTTTGATTTGTCTCCTCTCTGAGCAGACATAATTGCCATACCACCCTTCTTTGACTTGCTCATTACACGAGTAAGAGAAGTCTCTTGGATAGAATAACATTCTATCACAAATTCTTGAAATGTTTTCATCTTATCCTAATGTGGGTTTCTTTTTAGAAGACTTAGGGGTTGGAGCAGGTCTTTCAAATTTAGTTCCGTCCTGAACTAATCCGTCTCCATCACGATCAGTCGCATTTTCATTAAAACCCTCTTCTGGAGCAGGTGCTGGTTCTTGAAATAAGTCTGTAAATCTACTCATTGCCTTTATTGAGTTCTATAAAAATATTTATCAAGCAACAAGTTCCACAAACTCTCCAAGAATCTTTTTATTCATTTTTTTGGACTTGAGACTCTTAGCAAAAGCAGACTTGATTTGAGTCTTGGTCGCATCTTCAGCAACTTCAAACTCTGTATCTTGAGAAAGTGCAGTTGCAGAAAGACCAAAATAAGAATGGTAACCAGATTTTTTAATCGTGAATGCCTTTTCTTTTTTCCAAGCACTCATCGCTTTTTCAAGGTCTGGACCATAATAACCACAATATCGACGAATAAAGTTACCAGCGTCACGACCTTCCAGAACACGAATACCGATGAAGTTGATATCAGCAAACTTGTCCCGCAGGTTACGAAGGAAAATATCAGTAATTTGATGCCATTCACAATCCAAAGAATAGGTGTTTCCAGTCTTACGGTCACGCAAGAATGAACCAAACCCAATGCCAGCAGTTCCCAGAAAAGGATTGTCTTCCCAATGACGCTTGACTTCACGGTGATACTTAATACCACACGCTTCACCATCAGTCAAAATCACACACTGAACTTTTTGGAGTTTATTTTCTTTTTGAAACTTAGGAAGAATCTGATGAAGAGAAATCAATGCCTCATTCAGGGGAGTGCCTGAAAGAGAAAGACCCAGAGGAATAGAGTAACGAGCATAATAGTTGCGACCAAAGGCAATAGCAAGACGAAAGATATTTTTCATCTGCTCTTCCAGAGTCTTACTATTCACTTGACTGGTAAGCAAATTCATCATCGAGAACCATTCACCAACCTGAATCAGACCATCTTTCTTTTCATAAGCAAGTTCGCGAAGGTTTGCCTTACCATTCTCACCATAAGAAACCAAAGGATAATCAGTCGTGAAAGCATAGACCTCAAACGGAATTGCAACTTTTTTACAAAACCAGACAAGGTTGAAGAGTTGCTTAACGGTATCCAGCATCACATCGCACATCGAACCAGACCAGTCTAAAACGAATACCAGACCGTGATTCTTACCGGTAGCAAGAGTCGTAACCTTCCTGAAGAGGTCTTCGTTATATTTGTAGGTATGAAGTTTAGAGCAGTCCAGAACACCAGTACGGGCAGTCGTAGCACGGGCATAGGAGTCTGCTGCTTTACGACACTCAAACTCTTTTACCAGATAATTGACTTCCTTTTGTGCCGAACGCTTGAACTCTACAAACTGTTTATCAACTTCACCAAAAATATCTTCATACTTATATTCACTGTCCTCAATGAAAGAATCCCAAGTTTCTTTACAGCGAGAATGAATCTCAGCGTTCGGGACAATAATCTTTTTCAGATTAAGTTTGGGCAGTTCCAAATAGACATTTTCAGGACCACTATTGTTAACAAGATCTTTCAGTGCTTCTTCCAAAGAATCCATTGTCTTCACTTCGGGTTCCTCATTCTTCTCACCACCCCGTTCTTGAGTGGTATCACCCATTTCTGGGGTGGTTTCACTAGAAGCAGAACCTTCCGAAGAATCAGACTCAGGTTGGTCATTCTCACCTTCTTGCTGGTCACTGAAGTCAGAAGCGGGTTGATTATCAGCATCACTTTGCTGGGACTCAAGATTATCCAAAGAAATCTTGGTTTCTTCCTGTTGCTTTTGCTTACAATACTTGTAAAGTGCTTCTGCAGCAATCAGAACATCAGCAAAGGTTTCGGTATCGGCAATCAGGTTGATGATTTCAGTTTCCTCACCACGCTCAATGGGAATATCAATATAGTTTCCAATCTTGAACCACAGGTTAGCACGGTCGGCAAGGTTGTAAGTTTCCAGTTTATCATCACCAATCTGGAAGAAATCATCATCGGCAAGTTCCTTATAACCAGCATAGAAAGTCTTGGCGAGACCAGCGTAACGACGCTTCATCAGTTTCTCAATGCGAGCATCCTCAACCACATTCACAAACTGTGGGGGAATCTTGTGCTCCTTCAACCAGTCTTCATCAGGTGTATAGAGAGCGTGTCCGACCTCGTGCCCCACCAGAAGGTCATAGACGGTGTTGCTG